CTACCACACACTTCGACATTAGAAAGGCACCTCCTCATCTGTTGTATTCTCTGCGTCAAAAGGATTATCTATCTGACTCATCCTTCCTGTCTCTTTGTCATAGTAAAGATATGAAGCAATACCAACATCACCTGTGTATCTGTTCTTCAAGATACGAAGGACAGTAGTGTTAGCCTCTACCTCATCAGTTGCTTGTTGATTTCTTTCCAAGCCAATACAACTGTCACTAAGATGTGCAATACTAGCACTTCCTCTAAGGTGTGACAAGGTAATTTCTTTACCATTCTCATGTCCAATATCACCTGATGGTCTACGCAAGTGAGATACCAAGAGCAATCCACATCCTGTTTCTTCCACAAGACTACGAAGCTTGGTCATTAGAATATCAATTGACTTACGTTCATCACCAAATTGTTCTTGACCTGATACCAAGATAGACAAGTGATCAAGAATAATCCAACGGCACTCAAGAGCCTTTGCCATGAACCTGACTCGATTAAGTATCTCATCGTTACCTATCGAACCAAAGTGATCAAAGGCAAAGAACCTTCCTGTACCTAGTGTATCTTTCTGAAACTTGAGTAGGTCTTTCTTATCAAACTGATCTCGTACTTCCTTGATGTACAGCCTAGCATTAGCCTCCACTGCCATGATGTTAAAGGCTGTAGACCTGATACTTTCTTCCATAGCCAAAACACCAATGTTATCCTTGGTACTTTTCAAGAGATGATGCATCAACTCTCTGATGATACTAGACTTACCCATGCCAGCACCACTGGTAAAGGTTACAAGCTCTCCTGTCCTCATGCCATAGGTCTTATCATTCAGACCAGACCAAGGATACAGGCACGTTTCAAAATGTGCTTCATCATACAAAGAATCTTGTAAAGAATCCAGATTGATAATACCTGCTGGTGTAAATGGTTTAGCATTCCACCATTCTTCTGTAAACTTCTGACGCTTATTCATCTTGAGATATTCATTTGCATCTTTGTATTCAAGATGAATGATGCGACACTTATTAGGCTCAAAGAGTTGAGCTACTTTCTCTGCTGCTTCCCTTCCAGGCTTATCAGAGTCGAAGCATAGAACAACATTCTCAAAGCTGTTGAGATATTCAAAGGCACTCTTGCAATCACGCAGAGCAGCTTGCGCTCCTGACTTGATAGATACTGTGGGCCACTTCGATCCAAGTAATTCATAAGCAGACATAGCATCTAGCTCACCTTCACACACAGTTACATACTTTCCTCTGGGTGTGAAGATATCTTGACCAAACAACCCTGCATTCTGAATGTTACCTTCAGACCAATACTTTTTACCTTCTACTTGCTTGACCTTATTACCTACATATTCTCCCTTTGAATCATAGTACTGATATATGTGATGAGTAATTGTATTACCACTAGTCTTTACAAAGGTATTAAACTTCTTACACGTAGCCTTACTAATCTTACGATCATCAATTCCTTTTAGTTCTCCTACTGTAAAGCCTTCTTTCTTATTCTGCATAGGTACAACCACTTGTTCAGTTCCTTCTTTAAAGTGTGTATCACAAGAAAAGCAATGAGAGTATCCTTCTGAGTGGCTAACATTAGCATCGCTAGACCCACACTCAGGACACTCTCCTCGTTCTAACCATTTACCAGACATATTTAATTCCTAATAATAGACTTACCAAAATAATTTGTAAGTACTGTTCTAGTATGAGACTTTTGAGGTGCAGTAACATATGGATATATCCACACAACTTTACCATCTTCTTTGACACAAAGCATTCCTCCTTTCTTTTTATTAAATTTAAAATAAGCATCATAGTTTAATGCTTGTAATAAAATAACTTTATTTATTATATCTTCAATCAAAGTCTTGCAAAGCCTGTTCATATAAGGTTTCAGCGAACTCAATCTTGTCGCTCATGATTTCTTTTGTTTCTTGTCTGGCTAATTTCTTAGCTTCTTTACTATCATATCCTTCTTGTTTGTATTGTCTCGTCAGAGATCGAAAGACCTGTCGCTCTTCCTTATCCCATAGATTTTTAGTCATCTTCTTGATCCTCATTGTCATTGTTAGGTAAGTTAGGAAAGTAATCTTTAACAAACTGAATTATCTCTGCTTGTTTGTGAGGATCATATCCATTCTCAGCCATGAATGAGAACAAAATATAGACACAATCCTGCCACTCTTCTTCAGAAACCTCACAATAGATTACCTGATCTCTTTCTTCTATCGTCGCCTTGATAGAAACAAAGTCAAATACTTTACAAAAACTATCTTCAGTCATTTCAAATCTAACTCTGCTTGATTTTTATCTGGTTCTTTTTTAGTATCACTCCATCGATTATCAGTAAGATGTTTTATTCTTTGATGAGCTTTCTGTAATTGTTCTTGTAACTCTCTTACATTTCTTTGTAATATATTATTTTCTCTTAATAGATCATCTTCATAACCCATATCATATACTCCAGTATATAGTAAGTCTTTAACTCTACCCATAATAACCTCTCTTTAAACGAATAGTAGCATAGATTTTCAGGTTAGTCAACATAGAAAATGTGTGTTCCTATTTGTTCTAGTCTTTCCATGCTGTTAGTCCAGGAGGGAGACACATAACTGGCATGATAATGTGTGGCTCCCAAGGTTGAAAGTAAGGTAACACCTTCTAAGGCTAGAGAAGATACATGATAAGCTGTATCTAAAGCTTTCTTCTCAATAGAGGACCATTCTTTTTTACCATCGCAGTAGTAACTGAACGCACATTTATTTCTTACTATGTTTCCCTTCCAATACTTACCAGCATGTACAACTTTACATATTGTATTAGGAAATTTTGAAAGATTAGCACGTTCAATTATTACATTGGCTACTGCCAACTGTCCTGTAAAAGATTCAGATCGAGCCTCATGATAGACTGCCTCTACTAAACAGTTCAGTTGTTTATCTTCTTCAGCATAAGCCAGAGAAGAAAAGAAAAGCATACCTAATATTATATAAATTTTATACACGCCATGCTCCCATCTCCAGCCCTACTCTTTCTCTTTGTAAGGCTTGCAAGTCATTGATTATGTTGTTTAAATCAGAAACGCTTTTCTTTTTCATGTCTTCAATAATTTTTCTCTTTCCTTTCACATCACAGTTTTCGTTTACTATACTTAATGTATTAGATACATCTTGTAATGATCGTATTAAATTAGTAAGGTTCATATTAACCTCCTATATAAGGTCAATCAAGTATTGAATTAACATAGCCAATAAGTCTGCCATAAGAATCTCCTCAATGTAGTCTCCACACATGGATATCATTTTCTTCCTGGTCTTCAGGATCAAGATTCCATAGTAACTCTAGCAACTCACATGCATCTTCCCTTGAAGAGAATACTTCTAGTTTATTTCCCCTTGCGTTGGGAAGAGCATGTAAGTTTTCCAGTGTAGGTTCACCTTCAATCTGTACTATGATAAACATCTTTAGACCTACACTTTCTTTTATTATTTTCTTTCTTTTTATCAGGTACTACTTGATGCTTCCTCCTTTGTTCCCAGTAAGGATCACGAAAACTAATACGCTCTACCTTCCTACGCCTATTAGTTAAATACTTTAAGGGAATCGATGTACTGATTGTATTCATGTTCCCACTCCTCTAGTTCATTGTTTAATATTCTATTACAATCTCTTACTGATACGTCTGTAATAGATGTTGCGTCACTATGTCGCAGGATAATACTATCCAAAGGTTCTCCACATACAGTATCCTGCGATAAGTTTATCTGTATATGATCATGAAACTTAAACATATTACTCTCCTATGGTTTATATATTATATCATACTTACTAAAGAAGTGCAATCACCTACCTTGAAAAGCAGATAGATGCTTCTTGAACATCTTGATCTTCATAATTAGTAATGAAAGAAATCATGATAGAGCTTACAACTTCTCTGTATTCTACTTGAGAATACTTGCTGATGTCAATCTCTTTAACAAGGTCAATCATTCTAAGCGTGTCTGATAAAGGTACTTCTGATTTCCACATACGATTATTCCTCCATTCTCTTTTCTGCTTTCCCTAAAACAGATTGATGCTCAGCAATGGTCCTAAAATCATCCATTGCTTTAGAAAGTTGTACTATTAACTGTGGGATTTCCTCTTCACTTACAATAATTTGGTCGCCCCATAATTCATCTGTCAGATAGACAGTGTTGGGTTGACCATCACTTACCTTTACATTAAGCATATTCATTACTCCTTTGTTTCTGAATCAATAACACGTAGACAATACAAAGCATTAGTTCTCATGGCACTTCTCAAGGTACATTGTACTTCTCCTTTCTCTATCTGTTTAGTAGAATGAATCTTGATAGCATCTTCAAAATAAGTCCAACGACCTAAGCTAATATGTTTACCTATTAAAGTTCTGATTTCATCGTTACGATAACCACCATATCCTGGACCAATAGGTTCTAGTGGTGGTAGTTCTACATCTTCTTCATAATCATAATCGTTATAAGTTATACCACTGATCGTTACTGTGGGTAACAAGGTGGGACTAAAGTCTTTGCTTTCTGTATTCCAATCCTTAAAAAAACTAAACATATTCTTTCTCCTAATGTTGGGATAAGTGTACAATTTGTTGACGTTGAATAGTATGCTGACTGAAGCAACCAGCTTTGCAAGTATCGCAATGTCCTTTCAGTTTCTTATGAGTCTTGGGACATAGAAATACTTTCTTCTCAGTGGCTGGACTATGTGTCAAGGTATCATCTCCATAGAACATAATATTCCAGCCAGTATCTTCCAGCATCTTCCATTCTTCTGTAGTATTAGATGGATCAACACTGGCATTGATAGCAATGTTCTTGATAGGGAATAGAACATCTTCTATCAAAGTCTTGAGATGAGGATCACGCCATGCTCTGGTAGGCACCCACCATGCTGTATCAGGATTATCCTCTACCATTTCCTTGACCTTGAATACATCTGCTATGTTAGCAAAGGCTTCACCTCTAGTCTTGAGACGTACTCGCTTGGTTTGCTTATGCTTACGTTTCAGAAATGGTTTGACAGAAAGAGGATCAAGGTTCTGCCAGATACTCTCTACCCTGTCATCCCTGTCATGCATCTTGGGATAGAGTTTATATAACTTATTATTGAAACAAGTATTAGAACAGAACTCTGTCTTGTGTATGCATGATCCTTGATGGTTCAAGGTATCATTGATGGGTCGATCAGTGGCGAACTGTCCTATGTCCTCACACCAACGAAATAGATCAGCAAGTTCTTTGTTCGTAGTCATAATATAAATCCTCTAAGTAAGATAGTATTGGTTGCCATCATAGATGGTTACATCTACTTTGTCATCTACTTCTTCATTTCTCCATTCATCATCAGACAGTTCACCTGCCTCATCCTCTGCCTTTAGGCGAATGTATTCTATTTCAGAAGCGTTTAGTTCTCTGTCACTTTCAATCGTGACAGTAGCACTCTGTTGAACAGAGCGATACACTGTCACTTGATACTCTTTCATCAAACTAGTTCCTTCCAATGTTGAACCTTACCTACAAAGGTAATGTCTGATTCTGTTTCAATCCAAACGTGAGCGCCACAAGACAGAGGCTTTTCAGGATTGTAACGTATCCTACATGGACCCTCCACTATTATATCTTTAGCATACATAGTTTCTTTATAAGTCTTACAAGTTAAGGGCGGTTTTGCATCATTGTTTTTTCTATTAGCTTTGATGACATGCTGGTTGACATGGATTATTTTCTTCATCTCTCTTTACTCCAGTAGTTATCTTCAAGGTAATTATTTACCTGATCTTGACCGTAAGTTTTAAACATTTTTCCTAACCATTCATGGCTTTGTCTGCCATTAATAATGTGTTGGCCCCATCCATTAGGAGCAGATCGTAAAGCGTTCACATATTTCTCAGCATCTTTTTCTATACTCATGATACCTCTCCAAAACCGTGACAAATGGACAGTTTAAAGACATGTCCAGGTCTGTAGGTTAAGCCATCAAACGATAGCGTGTGTACGTCTCTCCTTCAGGGCTTGTTGCTTTGATAGGAATAATATCATGTCCCATCTTACGCAGTCGAGAGATGGTGGCAGTAAGATTCTCTGCCCATCCACGTTCGATAGCAGTCTTGCGCGTGACACGATTACGCTTACGCAAGGCTCGTAGTACTTTACTTTCTGCTGACATTATTTAATCTCCTTAAATAAGTTGTTCCATTCTTCATTTGTAATACCTGATTTAATAAACTCTCGATCAGGTGCCGAGACTTGAGGCATGGCATCTTGAATAAGTAAACCATTCTGCCATGCATCCAGTTGTTGGACAGATACATCTATATCTTTAGTGGTGATGTTACCTGTCACTAAACTTTTCTTTGTAATTAACATGCTTCAAGTTCCTTCCACATTTTATGGTTCAACATCTTCTTGACTTGATCTTCTCTAGTTACCTTGGTGGTGTGAGCTTTTGATCCTTCCTTTCCACCATATTCTGGATGACTAGACCAATAGGTTGCTGCTTGATATGCAGTCCACAGTGTACCCTCATTACGTTGAGCATACTTCTCATACCTACCTTGTCCCAAGAGATATCTATTCTCTTCATCAAATATCTTCATGAGATTAGATAGTTTCTTCTTGTTGGCTACCTGCTCACGCTTAACATTATCCTGACGATGGGCAAGCGTCTCTGTGAATAGATCAATAGCAGTGTCACGTTTGATAGGTGTATTGTACCACCTCTGCATTTGTTCCATGCCATCTCCTGCTATGTACTCAGCAGCAGTCCTAATCTTAGCGGCAAACTGTGGGACAGAGAAGTTCTTTGTATGCTTTCCATACACATATCCTAATACATTTCCTGACACTAAACTATTATAACAGAATGATCTAAATGCTCCTACATATCCATTGTTAGACCATGTACTGTTATGACTTGTCCTGAATTTAAACTCAGGCACGACCACATCTCCTTCAGATATCTCCATAGGATGTGCAGGAAATTTAGTGATTAGTTCTAGCCTAGCTCCTCCATCGTAAGACTTTGTTTCAAACTCTGCATCTGTCAGGTCTAGTCCTGATTGATTTAGGGCTTCCTCTACTGCATCTGTAATTTCCAGGTATTGAGTTGGTGTATACTGCTCACTCACAATAGCAAGAGTCTCCCCTGTATCTTTTCGACGCAATCCTACTCCAATGTCAGTAGGTACATCTGTTAGGTGAAACTTCTCTACTTGGAAATTTACTACATCATGATTAAACATTATTTAATCTCCTTGTTGTTTCTACTTTATTCCAATGAGAAAGATATTCCTCATACATTTTTTCAGCTTCACGCCAGTAACGAAGAGGCATCACATCTTTACTCCTCTCCTCCATATCTCTCCATTCATGGAAAGAAAGTGGTTTCTTATCTAGAGGAATAGAAAGTTCTTGTTTAGGTATCATCTCTTTCCTCCAACATTTGCAATGACTCGCTTGCAAGCTTGATAAGTGTAAGCAAGTCTTTCTTTTGATGGATAGGTACATACCCATCCATATGTACATCACTTACATAAATGAAGTGACTCTCATCAGCAGGGGATCGTTCTATTTTAGCCATCTTTTTTATCCTCCACCTTGATAGGCACCCATCGCTTGGGTTGCCAATGGATAACCTTGACAGGTTTCCCATTGACTTTCTTCTCACTTGTGTGGGGTTCCCCATCATTCACAAGCTGCCATGTTACCATTGCTCCATCTACTGGGCGAATGGTCTTCTCAGTTTTTGCAAAGTAAGTCATCACTTATTCCTTTCTATGTGATCTATCGTTAACATTATAACAGTAACTATAATGATGTACAAGAGTATGGCGAAGAGACTCAGAGTCATGATAGCATCTCCTGCCAATATAACTGTGCCGCTATTTGTTTTTGCTCCTCATATAGTTGAGTCCATGGGCGATGGTCAAAGTAATCTCCTGTAGAGGATGTTTGATACCACTTCACAATGGCATCATCTACATCGAGTTCCAAGTCAGTCATCTATATTTCCTCCTCGCCAATTGAAAACTAGCAAAGTGTGCTGCCTCAATAATGATATCACTATCTTCCCATTCTAACACTTTGTGCCAGAATTTAAACTTCCATGTATGCCAGTCCATGGGGCGATACTTCCATATTCTGGCATGTTCCTCGTGCTTATCATGTAAGCGTTTACGTTCTTTAGCTTCCTGATCGGTCATTCTTCTTTTCCTTTTCCTCTTTTATCCAACATGCTGCACACCAGAACATGCCCTTGTCTTTAACAACAGCATCTTCTTTTAGGCATTCATCACACTTATACAGTGATTTTCTCATTGCGAAAAACTTATCTGATCCAGACAATCTCCTTCTATAATGTTACACCATATCTCAGACAATCCCATGTCCTCAACAATACGATCTATTGCTCGACAATGAACGCTACATTCATCTCCATGCATCCAATCAGGACGATCTTCACTATCTGAATCTGAAAGATTTGCAGCATAATAAACCGCTGCGAGCTTCTTAACGTAATCAATCTTACTAATCATAGTAGTTCTCTCTCTCTGGTTACACATAAAAAGAGAGAACAAGTTTTTCTCAGTGCGAAAAACTCATCCTCTCCTTTTATACTAAACCAGTTTTTCCAAAACTTCTTTTGCCTCTTTCATTGAGGCGAAGCCTTTACCTGTAAAAATTTTTCCAGGCCCATGAACACGACATAAATTAGTGCCTGAATGTCTTTCTACAATAATGTATCCTCCTTTTTCTTTGCCGTTATTAAAAGGATTTTCTTCAATTGCGAAACTCATTTTATGTCAATCCTTGTATGCGTAGGTCTTAACAAAATCTGGGGCATACTTCAAACCTATTCCCCACATTTTACGAGCAGCAAACTTCAGCGCCCATTGCTCATCTTTAAATGCACCTGTTGGTGAAACAAATTCTCCTTCGACAAGGCGATTGTTCCCACTCTTATCTTTAGAGGAAACAACAATAAAATAGTTGGTTCCTTTAATGTTAACGGTGATGGTGCTGATCCATTCACCTTCAAAATCAATTCGCATTTTCTTTCTCTCTCTCTCTCTGGTTTCACATGAAAAAAGAGGACAAGTTTTTCGCAATGAGAAAAACTCATCCTCTCCTTTTATCTTAAACCAATTCCAGGAATACATGCGATATGATTGATAGCATGGCGAGTGCGCCTGTCCAATGTATAACCAGGCGACCAATGCGGTAATTGTTTGTTTCTGTCGTTCTATTTCTCATTGTTATCACTCCATATCTGGAACGCATCCAGCGCATGTACATGTAGTTCGTTACCATACACATCTGTGATGGTAACTGTCTCGTCTTCATTCTCTTGGTATGTATTACCTGCCTTGTCAGTTACCTTAAACATTTATTTCTTCCTTCTGATGTTACTCACTTGCTTGCGACAGAACCTAGCCTTCTGCTTGTCTGTCATTGTTGCCCACTTCTCAGCGGTCATTTCTTTATCCATGACTACTCGTCTGGCGCTGCTTGCCACCTTCCTATTATAATCGACGCCTCTCGATTTGCCTGTGTTAGGGCGAGGGTTCTGCGTGTTCGCAGTACCTGCATATAGCTCGCCTATGTCATCCACGTCAGATGCGCCATTGCTCAATTTCAGGCACTTGCTTTCCATGACTGGATTGCCTGAAAGAATGGCAATTGCTTGATTCTTCTCATGTGCAAGCAACTCGCAATCCTTCACCTTGATAGGCTCACGCCATCCCTTGTCCTGCACAAGTGACCTAGCCTTGCGGCTTAGATCATATGATACCTTCACATAATCATACTTCATATTGTCTCCACTTTTTCTCATTGCGAAAAACTATCGTGACATTGTGAATAGATGAATATCGCAATAGCAAAACCCCTAGCACGCTTTCACATGCTAGGGGTTTGAATTATGCCGCTATTTTAGTTTCCTCTTTGGTAGTTACTGAACGCTTGGCCAATGCAGCAATGGCAAGGCCTTGAGCCTTATGCGACGCCCACATGGCTTCCAAGAGCTTGTCGCTTGCGCTCTCGGTTTTGGTTATCGTCTCGCTCGTCTTATCAATTTTGACGTTCAAGGGATCACCTTTAGGCTTGGGAGCCATGACCAGTAGTTTCGTACTGGTCAATTCATGGGCGGCGAAGGCTTCCAAGATGTTGGAAGCTGTACGCTCTTGTTTGGCGTTAGCGTCGAAATGTCCATTCATGAATGCCCAAAATTTCTTGGCCTTCATGACTGTTCGTACACGCTTCACAGTGGAAGGGGAGACCTTGGCGGTTTCCATTGCCACTGCCTGAGCCTTCGCCACCTTGCTATTGTTTTTATAGAAGGCCTTGAAGAAATCAGCTTGTGAAGTGTTAAGCGTCTCAGCGTCTGCTAGTTCGCAGTACGTGTTACTGGCGATAAGAGCGATTGCATGAAGCGCCAAGTTTTCCTTTGCGCTTGTTGCTTTCGCTTCCATCCCACTAATGACTTCGCAAGATGCGTTAAGCGTGTAAATTTTGTTTTCGATGGTCATTGTCTTAATTTCCTGATTTTGAAATGTGCCAAAAGTTTTTCTCACTGCGAAAAACTATCGCAGTAAAATCGGCGCATGGGTCGTGGCACGTAAGACCCATGGCCTTCGCGGTATTCATCTATTCACAATGTCAAAAAACGTAGTACTTGAGGCCTCTTATAGACTATAAAGAAGAAGCACGTCACTGCGACATAATGACGCAGGTCTAAGTCATTGATATCATTGGATAATGTCTTGCACATTGGAATCATTCTAAATTCAAAAAAGAGCTAAAATGGGCTATTTTAACACTTTTGACGATTGTCTGAGCTGGTCTAAGAAAATTAAAGTGTAACAATATCAATAACTTATGGGATAGATTAGAACTATTGATGATTAAGCTGTAACATATTGATTTTATTGTGATAAATAATCATCATTAGCGCCTGGAAGTAATGGGAAGAATGGCAGAAAACAAGGGTAAAGTAATGCTAAGTAGGTAAAGGGGATGATTTACTTAGCGAATACTTCCACAAGCCTATTGAATACTTGGAAAATTAGGGCTGGACAAGTAAATCGATAGTATTCGTTCGATAAGGTATCTGTTAATCTGGAATGATTCTAGTAATCGTTATTAATTTATGGTGCGCCCAAAAATTCGCACTCGCCCTCGCATATATATATGAAAGGCACTAGAATAAAATTATTTAAAAAACAGGGGTTGACATAGACACTCAATCCCTGTATAATAGTCTATAGAGAAAGACATTAACTAAAATGTTCCTCCTTAATACTAATAATACTTTTTATTTTTTTCTTTTTATCTCATAGGGTACTAATGGAACTAGAATCAAATACTGATAATACTATAGATAACTATATTAACCTATCAAACTTATTAAAAGCAAGAACATACACAGAAGCACAAGATGATTTTCTTACTTTTGTTAGACTTGTTGCTCCTTCACTTGTTTCTGATTGGAAAATGGGTAAACATATAGAAGTAATATCAAATAAATTAGATGATCTTGAGAATGGTCATATAAAAAGACTAATGGTTTTCCTACCACCTCGTTCTTCCAAGTCTGTTTTATGTTCAAAGTTGTTTCCTGCATGGTATATTGGTAGGAATCCTGAACATGAGATCATGACTGTCTCTCACTCTGATCAGTTAGCCAGTGATTTTGGTAGATCAGTCAGGGATATTGTCACCACAGAGCAATTTCAGGACATATTCAGGGGTGTTACACTAAGAAGTGATGTCAGGGCAGCAGGTAAATGGAAAACAAATCAGAATGGAACCTATTATGCTGCTGGTGTTAGGTCACAGATTGCAGGTCGTGGCGCTCACATAGCTATCTTAGATGATGTTATGTCTGAAGAGGATTCATATTCAGAAGCAGGAAGGAGATATGTTAAAGAATGGTATCCTGCTGGTCTTAGAACTCGTATTATGCCTAATGGTGCTATTCTAATTATTAATACAAGGTATCATTTTGATGATCTTTGTGGATGGCTCTTGAAACAACAAGAAGAAATGTCAGAATATAATACTCTTCCTTGGGATGTTGTGCGTATTCCTGCATGGTTAGACGAGGAAGCAGCAGAACTTCTTGATTTACCAGAAGGAGGCTCATATTTCCCAGAATGGAAACCAGATGAAGTCTTAGAGATAGATGAAGCAGAGATCAAAGCATCTAATGGTTCTCGTTATTGGAATTCTCTGTATATGCAAGACCCAACACCAGAAGAAGGTGGTCTGATAAAAAAGAAATGGATACAAGAGTGGGAATATGAAGAACCTCCTACATGTGAGTTCATAATACAGACTTATGATACAGCCTTCTCTACCAGAACTACTGCTGACTATAGTGTTATCCAGACATGGGGTATCTTTTCTCTGTATGAACAGAATGAAATGGGCATAGAAGACTTTGCACCTAACTTGATTCTCTTGGGAAATGTTAGAGGTAGGTTTGAATACCCAGAGCTTAGACGAACAGCACAGATGCTCTATAGTAAACACAAACCAGATGTGTGTATAATAGAAAAGAAAGCCAGTGGTCAATCCTTGATACAAGATATGAGACGTAGTGGATTACCAGTAAAGGATTATTTACCTGACAGAGATAAAGTAGCCAGAGCCTATGCAGCATCTCCTATCATGGAAGCAGGTAGAGTATGGATACCCAAGAATAAAAAGTGGGCAGATGAATTAATAGAGGAACTCACCAGATTTCCACATGCTGCTCATGATGATCAGGTAGATGCCTTGGTAATGGCAATTCATTATTTAAAGGAATCCTGGCATGTCACACATCCTGACGATCCAGAGTGGGAAGATGAAAAAAGACACAAGAGGGTTGCATATTGGAAAGTTTAATGGTATAATAAAGTATGTTAAAATTTAATGAGTATAACTTATGGCAAAGAAAAAGAAAAAATTAGCACCAAGACCAAAACCTAATCCAAGAGCTAAACCTGTTGATACCAGCATGGGGGATAATGAATTTATTGCAGATTTATTAAAATCTCCCTTCATGAAAAATAATCCTTTAGCTAAAGTAGGTTTATATGGTTTGTTACCAGAAGAGCGTACTCCTCTACCAGTTGAGGCATATGATGATCAAACAAATCGAGCAGGATTTTATGTAACAAAATCTAGCGGTAAACCACATAAATTTAACTATGGATCAGATGTTAAGAAAAAAGGTATGGTAGCAATAAGAAGTAGAGATGGAGATATTGAATACAGATATCCGCAAGATATAGAACGAATGCTTATAAAAGATAAAACTTATGTAAATGTAAATCCTATAACAAACAAGGCTTTTGCTAGAACATTGGATAAAATGAAAGAAGTTCCAGAAGGAACAACATCTAAACTTGACGCTCAAATAAATACTATAATACATGAATTAATGCATAGAGGATTTAAAAAAGTTTCTGCATTAAAAAATCTTAGTGCAGGACAAGAACATGCATATATAGAAGAAAAAGAAAAAGCAGCTTATTCTCCACGTTCTCAAGACAATATATTACGACAAGTATATGAAGAAGAATTAAAAAAAGACCCTAATATTTCTAAATATATTAAAACACATATGCCTGAATTATATTTTAAAAAATCTCAGGGCTATCTTGATAAAAAAGCTACAAAACCCATATCAACTATGACAAGATTATTTAGATATTTAATGAAGTAGGAGAATATAATGTGTAAAAACTGTAAATGTAATCCATGTAAATGCCATGATAGCATTAACAATGTGGTCCTTTGAAGATGGTATTAATCATTCTTTAATACGACCTAATTATAAAGATTATTGTTGTAAGAAAAAAGAATGTAACTGTAATATCCCTAAGATGTGTAAAGGTAAATGGCGCAGATATCAAAAAAATGTAATGGAATATCTACACTTAAAATTTAAGGATACCTATAAAAATGGCAATTGAACAGAACCCTTTTGAACAAATTACTCCTACACAGGATAATGTTGTTCCCCTGCCTATGGTAGACGAGTCTAAAGCTACCTTTGAATTAGACGATGATGGTGGTGTCCTTGTAGATTTTACTGAAGAAGAAACTATTGAGATGGGTGCAGAGGAATCTGTGGGAGAATGGTTTCGCAATCTAAGAGATGACATAGAGGAAGATGAGTTAAGTGACATAGGTAGAACCCTCTATGATAATTATGAGTCTGACAAAGACTCTCGTAGTGAATGGGAGTCAATGTTTGAAAGAGGCTTTGATCTTCTGGGACTCAAGATCGAAGAAGCATCTGAACCTTTTGAAGGAGCCTGTACAGCAGTACACCCTCTCTTAATTGAATCAGCAGTTAAGTTTCAGTCTAAAGCATCACAAGAGTTGTTTCCCCCTAATGGTCCTGTCAAGGCACAGGTACTGGGTAAGCATACCTTGGAAAAAGAAAACCAAGCAATGAGAGTTCAGAACTTCATGAACTATCAGCTTACAGAACAGATGCCAGAATACTTTGATGAATTTGAAAGAATGCTTTTTCATCTCCCCCTGATAGGTTCCTCGTTTAAAAAGATTTATTATGATGCTTCTTTTAAACGTCCTGTCTCAGAGTTTATTCCTATTGATCAGTTTTATGTTTCCTATAACGCATCGAATCTTAGGAATGCTGATCGCTACACACATGTCATTTACAAAAGTCCTGTTGATCTACACAGAGAGATTAAAGCAGAGATGTATGCAGACATTGATCTTCCTGAAGCAGGGATGGTTAATCCTACATCTTTCTCAGAAAAGATGGATACAATTATAGGACTGTCTCCCTCTAGTTCTTCTGATCCTCAATATGTTTTACTAGAGCAACATTGTTATCTAGACATTGATGAACCTAATTCAGAAGAAGGTGAGTCTCTTCCTTACATTGTTACAATTGAAGAACAATCAAAAGAAGTTTTAAGTATTCGTAGAAACTATGCCAAGGATGATCCTACAAAACAAAAGAAGGTACACTTTGTACATTATCGTTTTGTCCCAGGATTTGGTTTCTACGGTTTGGGACTCATGCATTTCCTTGGTAATCTGACTATGAGTGCTACTGCTGCAATGCGAGCATTGATAGATGCAGGTCAATTTGCGAATCTTCCAGGTGGCTTTAAGGCTAAAGGTGTGCGTATGGTAGGCAACAATGAGCCTATAGCCCCAGGAGAGTTCAAGGAGGTTGAAGCAACTGGTATTGATTTGAACAAGGCAATTATATCTCTCCCTTACAAAGAGCCTTCCTCGACGCTCTACCAAATGCTTCAGTTTGTAACTGCTGCTGGTCAGAAGTTTGCAGACAGCACTGAACAGATTGTTTCAGATGCTGCCTCCTATGGACCTGTAGGAACTACAATGGCATTGTTAGAAGCATCCAGTAAGTTCTTTACAGCTATTCATAAAAGATTACATAAGTCTCAAAGAGATGAATTTAAAATCTTAGCAAGTATTGATAAAGATTATCTACCACAGGAATATCCTTATGAGGTTCCTCTGGCAGAGAGAAACATATATCAAAAAGACTTTGATGGTAAGGTTGATGTTATTCCTGTAAGTGATCCTAACATTCCTTCTAATGCTCACAGAATGATGTTGGCTAATATGGCGTTGCAGATGGCACAGCAGTCTCCTCCAGGTATGTTCAACACAGAAGCCTTGAATAGAACTATTCTTAGTGCTGCAAATATGCCTAACCTAGACGAGATACTTCCTCCCAAACCAGAACCTAAAGCACTTGATCCTGTTTCAGATATCATGGCGTCTGTTAAAGGTATCCCTATTGCTGCATTCCCAGGACAGAATCATGATGCTCACATTCAAGTAAAGATGGCTTATCTGCAAGACCCCATGAATGGAGCCAATCCTATCATGCAAAGAGTACAACCTGTTCTGCAAGCCAATATACAAGAACATTCTGTTTTGAAATATCAAGAACAAGTCAATGGCATGGCTAAACAAGAACTTAGTACTGTTGCTCCAGAGTCTGCACAGAAACCAGAAGTTATTGAACTGGCCTTGATGGAAGCTGCCAAGCAAGTACAGAATGCTAATCAAGCAATGGGTATGGTACAATCTCCAGAACAACAAATGGTTGCTCTTGAACAAGCCAAGGTTGAACTAGAGAAGCAGAAGATGCAGATGGACCTTGCTGTTAATAATGCTGAAGCTGCTCTAGAGAATAAGAAACTAGACCTTGAAGAAAATAAACAAATGCTTGAAGCTACTAAAGCTGGCGTTACCACAGCAATGAAAGATGAGAAAGCTGAAGCTGACAGAGCCAGTAAAGAATCTATCAAAGCTATTGAAATGATGACCAAACTTTTAACAGCACAGATGAACCAAGAAGGTCTGGAAAAAAGGAGCATGACTGAGTTATTAAAAGATCAAGCCAATAGACAAGATAAGAATGAAATGCAAGCAGTTGATATGATTTTAAAACTAATAAAGGAGACAACTAATGCCTAACTATGGAAAGATACATTATCCAAATGATGTAAAAGGAATCACAGATGGGAAACCTACGCACGTAGTAGATCGTGCTTCCTCCTTTGGTGATTGGACAAAAGAAGATATTCAGGGTAGCAGAGCAACGCGCTCTAGCTTGGCTGAGTATGATGATAAGTACTGGAAAATGCCTGGGCCAAGTAAGATCAAATATTCTTAATGGATTTATTTGAAACTATAGCTCAAGTATATACAGATGAAATTGAGAACCAGAAGATTAGTTTAGCTCAAGGTAATCCTTCTGATTATCCTGCCTATAAACAAGTAGTAGGATATATAGCAGGATTAGAATGGGCTAAACAAAACTTGAGAGACATTGTACATAAACAACTTTATATTGAAGAGGAGTAAAATGCAACAGGCACATTTAGGTAATGCAGTAAAAAATAATCAATGGACTACTGATGAAGAAGAACAACCTGATCCAGATGTATTGCCAGTACTTCCAGGCTTTCATGTCTTGGTCAGACCTATATCTATTAAAACAAAAACCAAGGGAGGTATTATTCTACCTGATTCAACAAAGGATGATATGGCTTATCTCACCACAGTGGGGCGTGTAATTGCTCTGGGAGACATGGCATATAAAGACCAAGATAAATTTCCATCTGGTCCTTGGTGTGAAGTAGGTGATTATATCTGTTATGGTAAGCATATAGGTACAAAGTTATTTTATAAAAGTGTTAGGCTCATTCTTATGTTTGATGATCAAGTCATGATGAAGGTAGAAAATCCTACATATCTTGACCCTACATTTAATTTAACTAGTTTTTCTGGATGACTTGTAATTCCATACAAAATATGGTATAATAGTATATAACGTAAAACGATTGTTTCGTAAACAGCGGAGTAAAAAATGAACAACGATGATAACTGGGAAGAAGTTGATGTCCCTGAAAACCAAGAAGTAGATTATGAAATCGAGGAAGAAGTTCCTCAAGAAGCTGCTCCTCAAGAAAAAGAGGAAGACCCTAAAGAACTAGAGGGTATTCAAACTAAAGGAGCAGAAAAAAGAATTAGACAATTGGTTCGTCAAAGAAAAGAACGTGACGAACAGATTTCTCAATTGATGGCACAGAATGAGTCGTTAGTACAAAATCTGAACTCAAGAGAAAAATCTTTTAATGAAGTAAGCAAACTAAATATTGATGCTTCTGAAAAACAATTGACTGATAAAGTTACTCTGGCTCGTAGTGCCTATATGGAAGCATTCGACAGTGGAGAAAAAGAAAAGCTTCTTCAAGCTCAAGAGATGCTTAACGAAGCACAGGTAGATTTAAAACATTTAAATCTTACTAAAGCACAAATGGAAGATGTTGCCGAAGAGATTGAACAAGAACCAGTACCAGCACAACAAGCTGCATCTAAATCTACTCCTGATCCAAGGGCAGAAGATTGGGTATCAAAAAATGAATGGTTTGGCAAAGATAAAATTTTAACTGTTTCAGCATTGGCTTTAGATCAAGAACTTAAAGAAGAAGGGTTTGATACAGATAATGAAGAATTTTATAATGAAATTGATCGGCGGCTTGCAGAAGCTTTTCCACATAAGTTTACAGCCAATACAGTGGATGTGGAAGAAAATCAAAATCGTGTGCAGGAACCTACGTCAACTCCTGCTCAAGTGGTGGGAAGCAGTTCGCGCTCTGCTCCCAATTCCTCCAAAAGCAAAGTAAAACTAACAAAAGAAGATGTTAGGCTTGCCAATAAGTGGAACATACCTCTTGAAACCTATGCTGCACAGAAGCTAAAAGTTTCTAATGCAGATGGCGAATACACTGAAATTAACTAGCGCGGAGGACATGAAATGACACGCGAAAAATCACGTACTGATACTCTAAGAGAAGCAAACACCAGACAAGAAAATTTTGTCTTTGAAGAGCCTGATGCTTTGTCTGTACCACAATCGGTAGAGCAAAGATTTCAAAACGAAGGACTATCCCTTCGATGGATCAGAATCTCACTTAAAGGCAAAGAAGACATCATGAATGTTGGAAAGCGAGAGCAAGAAGGATGGACGTTTGTTGAACCTGGAGAAGTTCCTGAAATGGCATCAACATCCTACGTGAGGGATGAGGGCAGATACTTGGGTGCAGTCTGTCGTGGAGACGTAGCCTTGGCTAAGAAGCCTACTAACCAAGTAGAAGCGAGACAAGCTTTTTATGAAAAGAAAGCAAACGATATGATGGATGCTGTTAATGCACAGCTTTATAATAGTTCAGATGCTAGACTTAGAAATCTGCCTGTCTCCAATAGTAGTAAATCAACCACTATGAGAGGACGTACTCCTAATTTTCAAGAGTAGTCTCTCATTAACTAGGAGGAACTAGAAATGAGTACAACTAAAGCATTTCGTGGGTTCATTCCTGTCCGCAAAAAAGGTAGTAACTATAACACTGAAGGTGTAGATGTACTGCCAATTACTTCTGGTGGACTCTGTAGCAATAACCTTTTTACTGGTGATCTGGTTGTTATGCCAGGTGCCAACCTTGCTACGATTCAACCTTTTATTGCTGCCACTCTCAAGCCTTCTGGCGTGTTTGCTGGTTGCCAGTATGTTGAAGATGGCGAACAAAAGTTTCGTCGGCATTGGACAGGTGGAACGTGCGTAACCGATTTGAAATTCCATGTTATCACTGATCCTGATCAGGTTTATTACATCCAAGCTTCTCTCTCGCTTTCTGTTGGAGAACTGAATGTAGTGAAAAATTATAATGTTACTGTTAGCTCGACAGCAAGTTCTGGAGATACGACTACTGGTCAGTCCAGTTATTATCTCTTGGCAGCTACTGGCGCAGAAACAGAACTAGCTGCGCGAGTTGTAAAGCGAGCAGAACTTCCTAATGAGAAAGACAGTGATGCCTTTCCTATTGTTGAAGTTTGGCTAAACACTCACAGAGATCGGTACGTTACTGCTACCGCATCTTCAGCTTAATAAGGAAGGTGTATCATGGCTATTAATCGTTCAAGTATTGCTAAAGAACTCCTTCCAGGTCTTAATGCTGTTTTCGGTATTGAGTATGGCGATGTTAATAACGAGCATGAAGCTCTTTATGATATTGAAAACTCTGATCGAGCATTTGAGGAAGAAGTTCTATTTACTGGTTTTGGTACTGCTCCCACCAAGGGTGAGGGTGCTGCTGTAACCTATGATGACGCGCAGGAAAGTTATACTGCACGTTATACGAATGAAACTGTCGCTCTTGCCTTTGCAGTTACCGAAGAGGCTATGGAAGACAATCTCTATGACACGTTTGCAAAGCTACGTGCCAGAGGTCTTGCCAGAGCAATGGCTAACACGAAGCAGGTCAAAGCTGCTAACCTGTTCAACAATGGTTTCTCTGATACCATTGGTGATGGTGCTGCTTTCTTCTCAGCTTCGCATCCAACCATTAGTGCAGGTTCACAGTCTAACTTGATTGCTGCCTCTGATCTTTCAGAAGCGACTCTCGAAACTGCCCTGACGAATGTTCAGAAAATTGAAGATGATCGTGGTATCCTGATTGGTGCCAGTTCAGTATCGCTTCATATCCCTGTAGATTCGTGGGCTATTGCAGATCGTGTCTTGGCAAGTCCAGGTTCGACGCAAGTTAGTGCTGCTGCTGCAAACCCAAATACGAATGCTATTAATGCAACTCGTCATATGGGTATGTTGCCTGATGGTTTCTATGTTAATCGGCGCTTTACCGATACGACTTCATGGTGGATCAAAACTGATGTTCCTAATGGATCAAAGATGTTTGTTCGCACCCCTCTTCAAACGAAGATGGAACCTGATTTCGACACAGGTAATCTTCGCTTCAAGGCGCGTGAGCGTTATGCTTTCGGTGTCTCTGATTGGCGTGGATGGTTCGGTTCGCAAGGATCGTAAGTATAAAGGTCAGGGAGGATTAAGGTTCTCCCTGACTTTACTTTAGGAGAGAAATATGGCAAACAATTATAATTCGCTTTTTCAGGCAGGTGCTGGAGTTATCTCCACAGCAGAAAAAACTCGAATCATTGCAGTACATGCTCATAGTACAGTTGCAGGTTCTTTTGATATCAAGGGAGCTACGTCAGGAGTTTTGAAATTCTTTGTAGCTGCTAATGAAAGCGCAGATATTTATATTGGAGACATGGGAGTTCCCATGGTGGGAAGTGTAAGTGTATCAGTTCCTGCTGATGGTGCTGCATTGACATTGATTGTAGGCTAAGACTATGCCTAATTTTTCATTTTTAAAAAATGATTTAGTAAATACAACAGAGAATGATTCCACTGAGTTTGAGAATCAAATATCTTTCTTTGTGGAAAAGACAGAGAATAGATTGACAAATGATCTAGACGATTTTGGTCTAGATTTTTTTACGACTGTCTCTTGTTGTATTGGCAATCCTATTGTATCTCTTCCTGTTGATACAAAGATTGTTAGAAATGTAAATGTAATATCCAGTGCATCTTCAAATAGAACAAGTTTATTACAAAGAACTTATGAGTATGCCATAGACTACTGGCCTCATGCCAGTTCTTCTGTGGGTGATCCTCGTTATTACTCACGTAAAACAAATACAGCAATTTATATTGTACCTACTCCTGCATCAGCAGTTGACATAGAAGTACAATATGTTCGTAGACCACTAGGACTAGCCTCTGCCACAGGAACAAGTGTAACAACTTCTAATTACTTCAGTGAAGATTGTTATAATGCATTGTTCTATGGGTGTATGATTGAGGCTACCATGTATATGAAAAGTTGGGGTGATCTTCCAGTATGGGAAGCTCAATATCAAAACGCTATTAATCAGCTTAGAAATCAGGCTCGTCGTACCAGACAAGATGACATGGCACAAGCTGCAAGTCCTGCTGGTAGTCCTGATACTGTTATCATGGGTTCAACTTAATGACTATCAGTAGAGGTAAGATTTCTAAACAGTTAAAACCTAAACTAGGCACAGGCAAGAGATTTAAAAACTTAACCAAAAAACTAAAAAAGAAGGGTGCTAAAGACCCCAAAGCTCTTGCAGCTTATATAGGTAGAAAAAAATATGGAAAGAAAAAATTTCAAAAGTTATCATCTAAAGGAAGAAGGAGAGTATCATGAAAGACTTTGTATCAGGGGCAGCAGCACGTAAGCTCCCTAATCTTGATCCAGATTTGAACGAGATCGTAGGGCGTCCCACAGGACAGGGTTTTGGTGCAGCAAGAAAAGGACCAAGTGTAGTTGCCTCTTCTGACAAAGACCTCATGAAAGAGGAGGACTAGTCATGGCAACAACTAGAAAAAGACCATCAACAATAGCTCAAGCTAAAAAAGCCAAAAGTAAATTTTTTTATGGCAAAGGCAATAAAAAACTTGCTGCTGTGACTAAAGAAGATATGGAAAAAGCAGGATTTAAAAGTTTTGGCAGACAGTCTTTAAGAAAATATTTAGAGCAACAAAAAAACAAACCAAAACAAACTGCTGCAAAAGTTGCGCCTAGACCTAGACCTAGACCTGCACCTAAAGCTAGAGTACCTGCACCTGTTCTTAAAGCTAAAGAATCTGCACCTGCTCCTAAAACTAAACCAGTAGGGAGAAAAACTACAGATGCTGGTACTTCAGATTGGCTCAAGAAAAAAGATCAGGAAATAGTGGGTCCAGCAGCTAAGACTCCTAAACCTAAACCTACTTCTAAACGTAAAACACCTACAGGTGCTGATCTTAATGCGCCTCAAATTCCTAAATCTAAATCTAAATCTAGACCTAGAAGAGGATCATCTGCTCCACTCTCCATGAGATCAGAAGGTGATAAGGGTTTTGAATCCTCATCACCATTTAAAAAATACGCTGATCCTTATAAGGATGTAGGTAGAGGTAAAAGAGGACAAAAAGGACAAGCTCCTGTTCCAACAACTGAAGAAAAAGTAGCAATGGCTGGACTTGCTCTTTCAGCTTTAGGAGGTCCAGGTACAATAGCTGGAAAAGCTGCTATTAAAGGAGCTACAAAATTTGGAAAACCTTTTATAACTAACTTGATAAAAAAAATAAAAGATTTAGCGCCAAAGCAACAAAAAGAAGTTTTAAAAGCAGTTAATAAAGGTAAAACTAAAACAGAAGCTGCAAAATTAGGACAGGATTCCATGAGAGTATTTACAGGTAGACAACCTTTAGCAAAAGATCGCGTTGAACCTTATATTACAAAAGTAAGTAAACCCTTGACTAAAGGAGAAAGCGAAGCTTCTCGTACAATGGACGCAGCTAGACAAACTCAACGTACAGAAATTGATCCTGGTTATACAGGAGGAGCTTTAAAACGAGGTGGTCAAATTAAAAAATATAATAAAGGTGGTAAAGTTATAAAACGTAAAGAAGGTGGACAGGTTATGTCAGGTTCTGATCTTGTTTCATCTTTGTATGATTAAGGATTTTAATTATGGCTAATTCAAAAGATGATGAAGAATTTAATAAAATGATGTCACGAATTATGGGACAACCTTGGCCTCCTTCTTCTAAAAAATCAAAGTCAAATGGATTAGGAATAACTCCTGGCTATTCACAAGAACAGGTTAATAAAATAATACGTTCTCCTTCTAGTTCTAGAAATAGACCTAGTTCTAGAACTAGACGCATAAAAAAAGAACCCACTGTTGAACGTACTGTAGAAAATTATGGTCTTCCTAGAAAAGAACCTTTGATAAAAAAAGGACATGTTCGAGAAGAACCTACAGCTATGAAAAAAAGAATAAATAGAGATTTACGAGGTTTACCTAATAAAGAATTAAATAAGTTAATAAAAGATCATGAAACCAAGAAGTTTCGTTGGAGAGGTTATGATCCTTATTTAGATTTACCTTATACAGAACGAAAAATGAGAAAAGGAGCTACTGATTATAAAAAAGGTGGACAAATATCTAAACGTAAAAAAGGTGGACAGGTCATGTCAGGTTCTGATCTTGTTTCATCTTTGTACGATTAAGGAGAAGTTATATGGCTAATGATAAATCTTTCAGTGATTTTTTTAGACAAACTGTAAATAAAAAACGTAAAATAAAAAATAAAAGGGATAACGCTAAAGAAAATGAATATGGTCCTGGTAATCAATTACCTAAGAAAAAACGTGCTGGTGGTGGAGACTTTAATATTGAAATGAAGATTCCTAAAGACATGGTTAATCAAGGTGTAATGTATGGTTACAAAAAAGGTGGTCAAGTTTAATATAATTAGTATTAGGAAAATATAATGGCAACCAGTGGTACATTTAATTTTAACCTTGATATAGATGAGGTTATACAAGAGGCAACAGAAATGATTGGGGGAGAAAATACCCTTGGTCATGAACCTGCCTCTGCTCGTCGTTCTATTAATCTGATGCTGACTGATTGGCAGAACAGAGGTGTTCTTCTATGGTCTACTGAAGTAACAGCAGTTACAGTAGCTGCCAGCGTTACTTCATATGCTTTAAGTAATTCTACTATTGATGCTCTGGAAGTAGTTGTCAATAGAGATGATACTGATATTCAATTAACAAGAATTTCTTTTGAAGAATATCTATTAATACCTAATAAAAAACAAACAGGCAGAGCCACTCAATATACTGTTAAAAGAGATAGAGATAATCCAACATTAAGCATCTGGCCTTTACCTGATAACAGTACAGATATATTAAAGATAGAACGTATAAGTGAATTAGAAGATGTTAATAAGTCAGCAGGACAAAATGCTGACATGCCTAAAAGATTCTTGCCTTGTCTTACATGTGGTCTAGCTTATTATATGTCAATGAAAAGACCTAACATTGATCCAGCAAAAATTGCAATGCTTAAAGGAAACTATGAAGAACTATTGCTTAGAGCAATGGAAGAAGATAAAGAACGTGCAAGTATTTTCTTTAGACCAAAAATCAGGACAGTCTGATGGCAACAGATAGTAAAGCATTAGCTATATGTGATACTTGTGGTTTTAGATATCCTCATAGGGTAATGAAACTAAATAGTTTTGGTTTATTAGTTTGTCCAGAAGATTATGAAGGTGCTTTCGATTTAAAGAATCATCCCCAAAATAAAATTCCTGATGTAAGGGATGATGTTAAAATAAAAAATCCTAGACCTGATTCAGGAGGTCGTAACCTAGTGTGGAATACAGCTAACTTACTTTGGGATGGTACTCCTAATAATATGAGTGATCAAGTAGTTTCACCAGTATGGAATAGCGCATGAGTGATTTTGATTTAACAGGTAAAAGAATAGCTGATACTTATAAAGGTCTGCTTAAACTTGCTGTAAGTGGTAATGGTGCTGTATCTTCTTCTCTTACACAAGTTGAGGGAGGAGATGGTACTAACACTGCTTTACTTGTAGCTACTGATTCTATTAGAATAGGAGGTGCTTTTGCAGTATCTTCTAATGCTTCTGTAGGAGGCTCTTTAAAAGTTAATGGAGATGTATGTGCAAGTTCTTACTTTGGAAGTGGTAGACATCTTACCAGTATTGTAGCATCAGGAGATACTTCTGTAAGTTCTCTTATAGTTGCAAACACTGCTACAATTGGAGGAACTCTTTCTGTAGGTGGTGCAGTTAATCTTTTAAGTACTGCCACTGTCAGTGGAGCAGCAGGATTTCTTGGTACAGTCAGAGTAAGTGGTAATACTACACTGGGAGGTACTCTTGATATTGCAGGTAATACCTCTGTAGGAGGAACTCTTATAACAACTGGAGCAGCTACGTTTGATGATGACGTATCTGTAAGCGGTAATGTAAATATAGGAGGTACAGCAACTGTTGCAGGAGCAGCTTCAATAGGAGGGGCTGTATCTATTGGAGGTGCAGTTAATCTTTTAAGTACTGCAACTGTTTCAGGTGCAGCAGGATTCTTAGGGTCTGTTAGAGTTAGTGGTGCTACCTCGCTTGAAGGGGCTACAGTCTTAGGATCAACTGTTACTGTAGCAGGAGCAGGACATTTTAAAGATGATGTATCTGTAAGTGGTAATGTTAATATTGGAGGTACAGTTACAATAGCAGGTGGTAATCTTCAAGCCACTAATGCTAAAGTTTGTGCAAGTGCTTTCTTTGGAGATGGCTCTAACTTAACAGGAATTACAGCTTCAGTTGAAGGAAATGTTTCAGTTACTAATCTTCTTGTAGGAGGTACAGCCACAGTATCAGGTGATGCTACATTTAAAACTAATGTATCTGTAAGTGGTAATTTAGTAGTAGGAGGTACTACAACAATAGTAGGTGCAGCATCTATAGGAGGTGCAGTATCAATTGGTGGTGCAGTTAATCTTCTCAGTACAGCCACAGTATCAGGTGCAGCAGGATTCTTAGGAACTGTGCGAGTCAGTGGTAACACAACAGTTGGTGGTACGCTAGATGTTGCAGGTAACACTTCAGTTGGTGGTACGTTTATGTCTACAGGTGCTGCTACCTTTGATGACGATGTATCTGTATCAGGTAATATTGTTATTGGTGGAACAGCAACAGTAGTTGGTGCAGCTTCAATAGGAGGTGCAGTATCTATAGGAGGTGCTGTAAATCTTTTAAGCACTGCTACAGTTAGTGGTGCAGCAGGATTCTTGGGAACAGTACGTGTAAGTGGTAATACAACTGTTGGAGGCACGTTAGATGTAGCTGGTAATACTTCGATAGGAGGTACATTTTTAGCTACAGGTGCTGCAACATTTGATGATGATGCTTCAGTATCAGGTAATTTACATGTGGGAGGTACAGCCACGATTGGTGGGGCAGCACAGATTACAGGTAATGTAAGTCTGGGTGGTCAATTGTTCTTGGCTAAGTCAGGAGCAGCAGCTATATCAGCAACAGCTATTAATGGTATAACTTCTGTATCCTTAAACTTCTCTAATGCTCAAAACTTTCTTACCACAGTTACAGCAGCACATACCCTGGCTAGACCTACTAATGCTACCAAAGGACAAACAGGAAGTATTTTCTTAGTTCAGTCAGGAGGTAGTGGTACATTGGCTTATAACACTTGTTGGAAATTTATAGGAGCAAGCGTACCAACTCTGGATGTAAGTAATGGTGCAGTGGGAAGACTAGATTATATTGTAGTATCTATCTCTAGTGATAGCACTGGAGAAAACATTCATGCAATTTTAACCAACGCATATGGAAATAGTTAGACATGGTATTTTCTAATAATTTATTATTTGGTGCAGCAGCAGCAGCTAGTAGTGGTGCTGCATCATTTGACACCACCCTTATTGGTAATTCTGTCTGGTTAGATGGATCAGCAGATGGATTGACGAAACCAGCAAGCGAGTTTGATAATGAGGATGGCAAAGAATTTACGCTAGGCACTTGGTTTCAGCTTACAGAATTTGGGGTTGCTGGCGCATTATTTTGTGCTGGAAATGGAAGTGGCACTTACACATCACTACGTCATGCCGCAAATAATAAAATTTACCTACAGACTGAAGCTGGCTCTCATATTCTAAGCACAACAGCACTATTTAGGGATATTGGTTGGTATCACGTATTAGTCAGCGTTGATACAACTCAAGCCACAGACACAAACAGAGTAAGAATGTTTATCAATGGAGTAGAGGCAGCACTTACAGGAACATACCCTGCTCTAAATCACGCCTACGATTTTAATTTAGCCAGTGTCCATGAAGTTGGGGACAGCTACGAGAATGGTGCTTTTGAAGGCTATTTGGCGCAGTCGTTTATGATTGGCACCAAGTCGATTCAGCAAGGTGACTTTGCCATAACAGATTTTTTAGATTCATTTACATTTGGAACTAATGGTTCGCAGTATGTTCCTAAAAAAAATTCAGATATTGTAACTTTAACAGCAGCAGGAAGTGATAATTCTTTTTTACTAGACTATGCTAATAGCTCTGATCTGGGAAATGATACTAGTGGATATAATAATGATTTTACACCTACCGATATGGACGCTGATAATCAGACAGGGAGCAGTCCTTCAAGTGCATTTGCTACTTGGAATCCACTAAGAGTTAATACGCAAACTCAAACTTTTGCAGAAGGTAATCTTAGATTCTCCTCTAGTCAAACAAGCACTAATCCAGCAGCAACAGGAAACTATGGAGTTTCTTCTGGTAAATGGTATTGGGAAGTCTATGTAGTCGCACAGGGTAATACTTCTAACATGCTAGGAATCTGTGATGTAGAGGCAGGTCTAGAAGATGATACCAATGCTCTTTATGCCAGTTCTTTAATGTATTCTTATGAATTTGCAGGGACAAAAAGAAATAACAATAGCAGTGCTTCATATGGAGACGCTATTGCCACTAACGATATTGTTGGTATCGCTTTGGATATGGATAATGGAGGTGTTTACTTTTCAAAGAACGGTACTTTCCAAGCGAGCGGTGATCCTACCAGCGGTAGTTCACTGACCAATGCAGCATTTACAGGGTTAAACAGTGCTGGTTCTGGAACATTCCAACCTTATTACCTAGCTTATGCTAACGGTGATGGGGTAGCTAACTTTGGGCAAAGTCCTACGTTTAATGGTCAGACAACAGCAGGTGGTAATACTGATGCAAATGGGAGAGGTAATTTTAAATATTCTGTTCCCAGTGGGTATAAAGCTTTAACAAGTGCTAACCTATCTGCACCAGACTATCAAGGAATAGACTACTTTGCACCTACTCTCTACGAAGGTAATGGACGAAGTCAAAGAGTAGGAGACTTTGTACCGTTTACAGATGCCTTTGATGTGTCCTTCTCTGCTATGTTTGATGATGACGATGAAAGATTTCTATCAAGAACGTATTCAGCCAGCGACACAGCAAGATCAAGTAACTCTCAAGCTACAATTAGTTTTTGGATTAAAGTTTGTTTTAATGGTGGAGATCAAGAAATTTTATCTTGTTCTAATTCTTCTCAATCTGAAAGATTTAGACTTTATATAAATGATCAATCTGGTCAACAAGATATTTATATGACTCTTGATCATCCATCTAATCCTAATAGAGACTTCAGAATACCTATAAGTTATTTGTCAGAATCAGAATGGGTAAATATTGTTTATAATATTGATGTTGATAATGGTACAGCAGCAGATAAAATAAAGGCATGGGTTAATGGTGTACAGGTAACTAGTACAGTTACAACTTATCAAAGTGCAAGCAACGCAGATTATTTTCTCTTTGCGAATGAAGAGCATATGATAGGTAATTTAGCACCTTTATCAGCAGGATACGCTGACAGTTTCCCATTAAATTCTTACCTCTCAGAATTTCAGATACTAGATGGGCAGTTGAAAGCACCTACTGATTTTGGTCAAGTAGACACAGCTACTAATAGATGGGTGCCAAAAGATTATAAAACAAATGTAGGTGCATATGGAAACAGAGGTTTCTATATGGCATTTGCAAGTCCTACTGGTACTGGTAATGGTGTAGGAACAGATACTTCTGGCAATGGATTTAATTTTGCAGAAAAATATGGTGAGGATGGTTCTGGTTCTAGTTCAGGGTCAGCAGCGTGGTCAACGTCAGATCAGTTTAGCGACACACCTTCTAAAAACTTCCCAACATTTGATCCAACAAACAATGGTGCTGGAACATTAAGTGAAGGTAATACAAAAATTGTTAGTGCCACAAATCAGCGTACAACGTATACAACTATGCCCATTCCAGCAACTGGACAATGGTACTGGGAAGTTGATGCCGCAAGCTATGCAACTGGAGGTGGGAGTTATTTTGGAGTAGTTCCAGCAAGTACTCCACTTCC